CTTTACATAGCTAAGACTGAGTCCGAAGGAGGACAGTTACACAGTAAGTATGACCCAGGTTACTGGGGATCTTACTGGGAATGGTATCGTTGTGATATTTTCAACGATCCAGACCTGAACTTCCCTCATTGGAATAACTCCTTAGAAGGTGGCAAGTCGATCAACGAATTTGCTGTTGATCTTCTTAAGAGGACTAACCCAAGTAAACCCTATGTGGATATACCTGTGTCTGTTCTCGAACTTGGCGATGTTGTGCAGATGATTCGAGATACCGGAAATACCGTTATCAAGAAAGCTGCTGGCAACAACTTGAAACTTCAGTTTGGTCTTCTCCCTTTAATTGGGGATATTAACAAACTGACGCTTTTCGATCATGCCCTCGTACGTCGTATGAAGGTATTCGAAAAGCTCAAGAAAGCCAAGGGCTACCGTCGAAGCGTCGATCTCGGCACGTTCACTGGTTCTGCAACCGTTTTCAAATGGATGCAGTCTGTTGGTGGCCTATATGGCCTCAACTTTAACCAAGTGTGCACTAGGCGATTTAGAGGTCATGTCAGGTGGTTACCTGGTCATAACTTCCAAAAGCTTAGTAAAGCCGGATTGGTGGACACGGCCGTAGGGTCATTGCTCGGCTCAAATTGGGGAATTTCCACAATTTGGGAGGGCATGCCCTGGTCGTGGCTAATCGATTGGGGATCTAATGTCGGCGATTATTTTGCCGCCACTAGAAACTCGATCGATGTAGCACCGTCAGAGATAGTAATCATGACGGAAACCACTAGCACGTATGAGTCGCCCTATTATCAAAACTCTGATCTGCATCTAATGCCGAGCAAAGTTACGAGAATAGAAAAGCGACGTCAGCGTGCAACGCCTACTCTCGCTGCTCAGGAGCGTCTCCTAAGCGCTAATCAACTGGGCATCTTAGCCTCTCTAGCCGTTCTTCGGTTATGAGTATCACAACCTCGAATGGCCATTGAGGCCAGGAGTAACACCATGTTCGCAGATCCGCAAGTCATCACCATTAATGGTGTAGGCAAGTCCCTCAATCGTATCGGTTCGGGTAATGGTACTTCCGAGTACCTTCTCCGCACCGCTACTGAGGAATTTCGCCTCAACATCCGAAACACTTCGTACACGGATAAGAAGCGTGCGGTCCAGATGGACCGTCACAACGTCGAATTCGTGCACACCGTGTTTGGGGTGGCGCCGGCAGTCGACATGAAGAGGAAAACCTACTTCGTGTTCGAGAATCAGAAGGGTGATACCCTCACTGATCCCGTCCTTGACGCTTCCGGATTGCTTGCTTGGGCGACAGCCACAAGCAATGCAGCACTCACCAAATTGGTAAACTACGAGGCTTAAGGAACCTCGTAGGATGGGTTGCATTCTGCGGCTTGGACTACTTCCCCCAGAATAGGAGGTCGTATGAAAAGCCAAGTTAATGCGTTACTCCATGTCATGCAAGGACTCCTTACGGATGTCCGAGCAGCATACCCAGACTTGAAGGGTGTTGATCTCGATTTCGAGAGAATCGCCCTTACTTGTCAAACTAGAGGATTAGGGTGTTTCACCCTAGACCTCCCTCACCTCGATTCCCTTCTTCTGAAGGGGCTCGAGACTGGGCGCCTGTCGCTCGAAGGACCGCTAAGTCATGCGGTTTCTAAGAGGATCAGGGTGCCGAGACTTTTCTCGGGACTCTGGTTGCGCGTGTTTGATAAGGAGTCTAGTCTGAGACCGGAGGCCGACATTACCGCTATCTTCTTTCTAAGACAACTTTGTTGTCTCGGGAAGAAAGTAGAAGTGGAATGCTCCCCTGACCGCGTTCAGCAGTCAGCAAGGAACTTTCACGATGTCGAAAGAAAGCTTAGGCGACCTACTTTGCAGTGGGACGCCGACCGCCTCTCCGACAATCCTAAGCGCTACACTCTCCATCTTGGGGAGTGTATTGCCGATCTTTCTCACGAGCTACCTCTCTTCCAAAGCCATAAGAAGGCGACGGAGGAAGAGGTTGCGAGGAGGAAAGAAGATTGTCGGCTCCTCGATAGAGTCCAGCAAGTAGCTGATCTCATCGTTAATTCCTGGGACTTTTTCGATCCAATAGCCTATTCAGGCGACTTGGAAAGTAAAGGCTTAGGAATTGGTTTCAGACATGGGAAAGGTGCAGTTGCAGAACGTGTTGACCAGTCAGAGAAATCTAACTGGAAAGCATGGCCTGCGAAGCTACAAGGCGTGTTTCCTTACGAACTCTGTGGTAAAACCGCAGGCTCTCCGGAAACCAGACCGACTAACCATGAAATGGCTAGTCGCCTGATGCAGGTACCGAAGACCGCTAAAGGTCCAAGGTTAATCGCATCAGAGCCGGCTCCACATATGTGGAGTCAGCAATTGATATGGAAATGGCTGCAACAGCAGCTTAGACAAAGTGTCGCGAGACACTTTATCGATTTCCATGATCAATCAAAGTCTGGTGATCTCGTCTTGCAAGCTTCCCTGGACCGAAAGTTAGCGACAGTCGATTTGTCTGACGCTAGCGATCGCCTTACGTGTTGGACCGTGGAGCGCTTATTCAGGCAAAATTCTAGCCTGCTAAACGCTCTGCACGCCGCACGTACGAGGTACATTAGAGATGAAATCTCTGATGAATTGAGCTTCCTGTCATTACGGAAGTTCGCCTCGCAGGGTACTGCATCCACATTTCCGATTCAATCGTTCTGCTTTTTGTTTATGGCTCTAGGATGTTCCATCATAGGGCCAATCACTAAGCATTCGATCTCGGAAATGCGGGGCCGTGTCCGCGTGTTTGGGGATGATATTATTCTCCCCTCTCACGGGTATGCGCGACTTTGCCGAGTAATGGACTTACTTCAGTTGAAAGTTAACACAGCAAAAAGCTATGTCAACGGTCACTTTCGTGAGTCCTGCGGCACTGACGGTTATATGGGGGTCTGTGTGACCCCCGTTAAACCGAAAGCCATAGTCGCTGACAGCCCGGCATCATGTCAGGCTCTAGTTGACACTTCCAATAAC